TTAATCCGCCAATCAGAAGATCCTGCCGCGTCCTTCCAGCGCATCTTGGATAGCGTTGGAGTTCCAGTCCCTTTGGTGAGGATGCGAAGTCTGATCCAAGACCCCGCAACCCCGTTAATTGTGGTGGATGTAAAAGCGGCATAATCGACGTTCTTTAGCCACACTTCTCCGTTTTGTGTAAAATTGATTGCTCCATCTGCCAAGATCGCCGCCGTGCGCCAAGCACTGCTTTGATAACATTCGACGGCGTACACATAGTCGTTACTGGCGTTGGAACACGTGACCTCTAAAGCGGGGATATAGTTTCGAACTGTTGCCGCTTGAGAACAATAAAGGATATCGCCAACCTCTCCGCTGATCGGGACGTCTCCTGTCGTAGCGTTACTTAAAGCAGTTGTGTAATCTGTGTATGTTTCGTCTTTGTCATCGTAGAACCAGCACTTTGCAAAGTTGCCATAGGATAGGGAAGGGATTCTAACGACTGTAGAGATTGATCCATTATCCGCCGGGGCTGGACTTGGATTGACGAGGTTGATTACCATGTCCTTGTAGGTTTGGTACATGTAGAACCAATAGGCTGCGTTCCAAGTAGGATTTCTTATGGTGAAGTCGTTGTTATAGGCATAGGCTATCTGACCCGTAGAATAAAAGGAACAGTTGGTAAATGATCCGGCGATTGGTAATGATAGAACATTCGCCCCACGGAAAACGCATCCAACGTAAGTCCCTGCGTCAAGTTGGTAATTTCCGTTGATGAAGTCAAAGAGACAGTTAACATACTCCCCATCCCTGACTCCAAGGTATGATCCCGTCAATGCCATAAACGTTGTCCCATAACATTTTGTTGTGGACGACCCCGGCATGGCCGATGCTGAAGTTGAACCTCCGTTGTATATGAAAACAGATCCATCGACTCCGATGTCTCCATAACGATAACCGGAGGTAACGTAGTATAGGCGATATGTTGGGGCCACGGTGTCCAACTGACCGCTACCGCACATGATCACCTCTTTGGAGGTAAATACCCGGCTTTCAAATAAAAACCCGCATTGAGGGAAGCGGAAAATATTCTCCGTCTTGGTGACGTTGCATTCGGGATGATTGGCGGTCATCCAATTATAAATATCCGTGAAAGTGCAAGGTGTTTCGTCTGTATAATCCGTTACTGCTATCAACCCATTATGATATTTCCCTGCGGTCGTTTGATTGGCCCCGCCCTCGGTAATAGCGGTGAGGCTCACGATCCGGCATCTTATAAAGACGCAGTTGGTGATTGAATTAACAGTTACAGTAGACATATTTATTTGCCAAGGAAAGACTACTGTGTGGGCTCCGGTTGCTGTGAATCCTACTGTGTTATCTGTTAGGTCTGTCATAGTAACCCAAGCAGATCCATTGTAATACTCCCACACAAGAACTACGTCGGTACCGGAGAGGGCTGTCCCGACATTCAAATCAAGGTCGCTCCAAAAGGTCGTATGACCGAAATAGATTGCATCATCAACTACCGCCGTATCTGTGAAATAGTCAAAGGCAGCTGTGGCAGTAAGATTTGCGCTAAACGTTACCCCGCCTCCGGTGGCTCGGTAGATGTACGATAAATTAGCTGCGGCTGTGTTATATGCTATTGTTCCCATTTTTCCGATTCAAGTTGTTTAATTAAGTTCTCTAATGCAGTCGTATCTTCTTTTGGCATTGCAAGCTTGTAAAACTTCACTTCTTCCGGTTTGGCAAGACTTCTTGCTGTGTCGGTGGCTTCAATGTCTGCGTTTATGAACTGTTTTGTAGCGAGTTCCTTCTTCAGTTCTGATAGCTTAACTATCTTGGAAACCTCGGTCGTAATCCTGAACGTATCTTTATCTATTCTGGTTATCATCTTAGGGCGTATCCTCTGATTTCAATGTCGTGAGTTTCTGATCCGCTAGCGCTGGTAAAGTTGTAGTGTAATTCCCCAGAAGCGTCAGCGTCCTCGTAGGGATAGTCTAGGTAAACGTTGTAGTTACCGCTTCTGTTAGTGACCACCACCATAGTCCCGGTTGCGAAGTCATCTTTCGTGTAGAGAGTAAGGGTCCAATCCGTGGAGGTGGTAACAATATTGATATATTTAATCAACACCTTAGATTTGACAGGGGATAGGGTGACATTATTATTCCCCTCGGCTACCGTTGACTCCGTACCAGTCACTAATGGAGGACAGGACAATTCAACCAGAGCTATGCTTCCTGCAACCGCATCTTTTAATATCATGTTTCCTGATCCATCCTCTGTTATTTGGGTGTTGGTGTCGTTCAAGGAAAGGCTGGTTATAGTGGTTGCTCCTGCTCCTAGGGTTCCGGTGATTGAAACGGGTCCGGTTGCGGTGATGGCGTTTGTTTGATCGCATAGATCGACCGTGTTAGTTGCATCGGTGAATCTTGCGGCTCTTGAAGTAATCTCATCATACCAATTTAACCAGACTCCGGTGTTCCCCTCTGCTGATCCTGCGGTGTAGGTTCCTTTGAATGACCAATAGTCCATCTCACCATCACCACCACCACCACCACCACCAACTGGCTGGCCATAACCTAATGAGGCTGTAATCCTTAACGCCGAGAGGTTGATTGCGTCTTTGGTGTCCCAACTGCACAAATAAACTTTTGAGTCTGTTCCTGTTGGGTTTTCTAATGAATATGTATCATATTGAAAAAATCCCGCAGCATTATTTGTTGGGTCCCAAAGATTAGCTATAGTTTCCCCTTCTCCTGGACCCGCTACGATTGCTGGAGTTATATTATCCGTAGATACGGCTGCAACACTCCCAAGACAAGCAATAGCTATCTTTTTTACTCCAGTATATCCATACGTTGTATAATTTGGAAAAATTGTGAAGGCGTAAAGATAATCCCCATTTGCACTCGCTTGTAGGGTGCAAGAATTTACGTTACAGATTGCACTCCCAGCTGTCGCCGTCTTAGTTCCATTCGTATTAACAAATGGAAACGTAAACGTCCCAACAGTTGTCTGTGGGGTGGTTTGGTCGAGTTTGAGGTAGCGGGCATCAGCCGCCGATAGTGGAAGTGATACTGGAGTTTGTCTTACACTCATAAGATTGGTTTCCCATCTACTGAGAAGCAGTTCTTATGGATTACATCAATAATTTTCTCCCTAACAACAGCCCTTTCAACCTCCACATCTTTGATTATAGCGTTTGTAACACGCACATCATTGACGATTGCATTCACCACCGGACGGTCAATTGGTATACAATTAGTAACTTCTACATCTTTAAGTATAGGATTTATTACTTCTTTATCAATATAAGTTGGACGGGAGACGTCAATATCTTTGAATACAGGACGCTCCAACTCTACGTCTTTGTATCTAATGACAACTTCCTCCACGATTCTTGGGGATTTAATCTCTGAGATACGAGAGTCTATGGCTTTGGACAGCTTCTCATCGAGTTGTTTAAGGACATTCGCCATGACCTTATCGGATATTTCTAGGGCTAGGGCGTTAATAACAGTGTCATAGCCAACTGGAATCTTGATTGGTTCATCGACAAACACAGGTTTCTTAACTATGTAGTCCTCAAATACGGGTACATTTACCTTCACCTGAGTCTCTACTAACTTAATTCCTGCGATGATCTCACGTTCTACAACTCTATTCTCTTGCTGATTACGTTGCTCCATTGTTATTCGCTCCTATTCAAATTCATAAGTCGCCGTCAGTGTAGAGCCCGACGAACCAGTTTGATAACATTTAAAGTCTGCCATCTGTTGTTGACCCTTCAACACTAATATCCCACCATCAAGTAATAGATGCCCAACAGTTGCAGAAGGACTAACTCCTGGGCAGTAGGTATACCGAATGTTACCACCCTCAAGAGTCAGGAAAGCATCTGAGGCTCCACCGTCCATACCACTCTGACCATACTTAGATGGAGACAACACCTGGACAGCAGTTGTTATGGTGAGTTGCTCCATGCATCTTCCAACGGTAGGTCGGAAAGTTATAATGCTTCCACTCATTGACTTTTGCTCCTTTTGGTGTATACTTGAATCATGCTTACTCTATGGTTATTCATAATCTTGTGTATTGCAGTTGCTTGGGAAGTACCTAGTTAGTATTTCCTTGAGTCTTTTGTAATATCCTCCCACCAACGCCACCAGCAATACCTCCAAAAGCTATCGCTCTTACTGCATGAGAACCTATTTGCTTTGCCTGTTGCCATCTCTCAAAAGATTCAATCTCACCCATAGACTTATTGATTAAGTTCCTAGCTTTAGCACTTGCTCTCTTTATCTCACTCAATGCCACTCTAGCAGTTTGATCTGTGGACTTAGTAACTTGCTCTGCGAATGAACCAACTCTTGTGGGTATGTTAAGTGTAGGGTCTACAACCGTTTTCTTAATAAACTTCCTAGCTTCCATAACTTTACCGAAGGATTCGTCTAGGTTTATAAGATGGGCTATTTCTTTCTTATTCATACCAGATTTAGTCATAGTGTCTCTAATTCGTTCAATGAGATTACCGTAACCTTTATTTAAATCCTTGATATCGAGTGTCTCTTGAATCCCATGTTCTGCCTTACCAAATGAGTTTGGTTTGAGTTTCCCTATGTATGTCTTAAACTCACGGACTTTACCAACAGTAAGACCTTTGGCAAAATCCTCCATCTTTCCAAAAGCAATCTCTAGTTTATTTAACACTGGTTTAGGAATATCAGATATGTCATTAAGAAATTCTAATCCATCTACACCCAGATTATCAGCACCCTTAGCGTATGCTTCTCCGACTTTTTTACCAACAGCGTTTTTGGCTTCATCTACGGCAGAAATGAGATTAGTTCCTGCTTTCATCAATCCTTTATCTGACATCTTAGAGATATTACCGAATGTTTTAGCAACTCCCATGTATACTTTAACTGGTGAGAGATTAAGTAATAATCCTGCGGAATCAGCGAGCAGAGGATTATAACCAGCGTTCTTCATCACATCCCCATACTGACCCTGTTTTTGTAGTGTGAATCCAAGAATACTTTCTTTGATTAAATTAGCAGGGTTTACATTACCTTTTTGTAATTGTAGCATTGGGTTTGCTATTCCAGACTCTATTGCACTCAGGGGAGCCGAAGCAGCTTCCAATCCACCCATAAGTTTTTGTGTAGCACCACCGGAAACAACTTTCTTAACACTTTCTTGTATCTTACCTCTTTCAGCTATCTTCTTATCCGTTGCTTCACTTTTAGCCTTGAATGAATTGTCTTTCGTTTCTTCGGTGGTATCAGATAGATCAATTACCTCGCCAGTTTTCTTATTAACTATTTTCATTCTACCACCTCGTAGTCTTCACCATAAATCTGCTTGGCTAGTTCTGGGTATTCCATTAGAACCTGAGCAATAACACCTTTGAATAAATTGGTATCTGACTTAGCTAGCATTTGCAACTGATTGGTAATCTTCCCATTCTCATTACCGCCCTTGTCCAAAAGACCGATAATGCTTTGGGAAAGAAGTCGCATATTTGTAGGGCCAGGATTCAAAATACCATTAGCAAAACTATCCGCATAAATCTTTCTATCTTGGTCAGTAACACGACCACCTTCAATTTCCCTAGCCATTCCATTAGCCATTGGTTGGACTTGAATACCTAGTGCTTTTGTTTCTGGCAACTCATCAAGTTTCTCTGCCAACATAGCTTGTTTTCTAGATAACCAACCAGAAGCCCCAACTTTATCAAACTCTGGATCAAACTTTCTAAGCTCGCTAATTGATCTATCAAACTGTTGCATAAATCTATACGTTCCCTTAGAAGTTTTCTCTGCTGTAGCAGTATCGCTAGCGGCTTTTTCTTCAGCCTTAAATGATGCCTTTGAACGGATGGGAGTATTAAGTAGACTTGGAGATGTAGTCTTAGCTACTTCCGCACCCATAATACTGTCCTTAATCGGTGTACTAGGAACAGTTTCTTTTGTTGAGCTTGGCATACTTCCAATATTCTGAAGCAATCTATCAGAAGCCTGTTGTCCAAAGTCTTGTAATGATTCTGCAGTTATTGGCGTTCCATCTGAAAATGTTCCACCACGTTCTGCCATCGCTTTAATGACTTCTGTTACTCCCAACATTCCCGACTTAAATCTTTCCTTAGACATATCTTGTTCATTAGAGACACGACTCTTAATATTACTCTCAACCAAACCAGTAATAGAGGATAGATGTTTCTGGGCAACCTCTGGGTCATTAAGCGTATCAAGCACCACAAGACTATCCTCGATATATTTCTTAGTCTCTGGGTCAAGATTCATCTTAGCTACTTTGTCGGCCTGTTGAGTTCCTATAGCCTTGATGTTTAGAAGTGTATTCTGTTTCTCTGCCTTAAGTGTATCCTGTTTAATCTTCTCCTTCATCGTCTCCAGTGCCGCATTCGACCCAATCGCCGCACCAGTCTTAAATGAATCTGAAAAGCTATTAGCAAATGATCCCATTATGCCCACCCAAACGCTGTTCCAGCGGCCTTTCCAGCAGCAGTTCCTAGCCCTGTACCCATTCCACCAGTTACAGCACCAAGACCAACTCCTGCTATTGTTCCCAAAACATTTCCACCCTGTTGATTAGATTGCCACATACCAGCAGATGTCCCATAAATCGACGCATTCATCGAGTTCACGTTACTCTGATATCCCATGATGGAGCCTGTGTCTCCAGTAGCACCAGCATAAGAACCTATTGGCTGTCTACCAGCAGTTGATAAGGCGATATTAAGTCGTCTGTCTTTAAGAGATTGCTTGAGTCTAGCTACCTGTACTGACTCATCAATGGAACCAAGAGGGCTGATATCACCAATGCCTCTAGCAGACTGAGCCGAGCGAACATCCTCAACCAATCCTGGCTTTAAAGCATTAAACTCCTGATCGTCTGTAGAAGATAAGAAGTCTGATAGAGTCTTAGACGCACCAGCTAGTTCAGGATTAAGTTTCCTCTGCAGTTCTGTATATTGTGTCCCATACTTCTCAGTAGCCGCCATGACTTGAGGAGCCATATCAAGCTGATCTTGAATGGCTTGTTTATAGGTCTGCGTAGCCGAAGGTGCTGGTGCTGGCGTGGGTTGCTCTTGATCGTCTCCGCCCATATTACACCTCGCCTCTATTAGCAATCTTCTCAAAAAACTCTCTAGGATATATCTTCATCTTTCCTCCATACTTCTTTCTTGTAAAGTAACCAAACTTAGCACTTAGACCTTTTCTCAGCACCTGTGATACTAGACTTCTGAAAATTGAATTGTCACCTCTGCAACTTGGAGTAATCCAGAAGTTCTTGATAAATATATATTCTCCGTTGAGAACTTCATATCCACTTGGTCCGACAATGTTCCATTCCAAAAAAGCGATGACTCTGTCTTGTCCATCTTTAACTGTGGTTACCATATTCAAAGTTGGTTTTAGCAAATTCTCCGAATTGTTTTATAGCTTCTTTATCATAAGCCCTAGCCGCAAGTTCTGGAGTTTCAAACATACCAATATATATTCTTTTTCCATTCACAGCTAATCTAGAAACCCATGGTTTCATTCTATTTTTATAATGATTATTTTGATAATGAACACCTTTGTAGGGAATTTTTGAAACCAATCTATTTGAATTTGGTTTTCTATTAGCACCATTTTTTGAATAATTACATAATCTTAGATTTTCTTTTCTATTATCATGTTTTATGCCATTTTTATGATCAACAATATAATTTTTTGGACAATCAATAATAATTCTATGAACAGAATAGTGTTTATGTTTTATACTGATTCTACAATATCCATTAACTAAAAATACTTTTCTCCCCATTAATTTTGGATAATCTTCGTCATCTATAATCATTGTAATATTCTTAACTTTTACGTTCATCATCATCCTTTACTACCGTAACCATATCATGGGGAGTAGTGCTAGTAAGTAAATGGTTCCCCTAGTCATAATATTCGACCATAACGTATTACCGCGTAATATGCCCATGTAAAATCTTCCAAGCCAAGAACCCTCATCAGTCTTATCGGGTATTCCGTAACCGATGCTTAATGCAGCCCAACTACAAGGTATAGCTAGTAATATTGCTAAATTATGACTATGTGCAAATATTGCACTTGCCCATACAACGGGAACTCCCAACCTACGCCATATCTTGTCATGGCCTTCCATGCCGCTGTAGGAGTAGAGGAATGGACAGGCGATTAAGGCGACTAATCCTAACGCTCCCATGAATGGAGTAAGGATTAGAGTTAAGATAAAACTAACTAGGAGTTCATTCTTATTTATCATTATGTCTTTATGATGAAGCTAACTGCCAAGTATGGAGGCATCACATCAGGATTAACCGCATGGGTTCCAGTATTTGAAACGTTTTCACCACTGCCTGTTACAGGATGAACAACAGTTGAGTCGTTTCCTGTCAAACCAGTTGAATTCGCTGAGTTTACCTTCCTACTACCAACGGACGCATTTCCTGCACTCGCTCCCTCGCTTGCTCCATAGGGAAATACATTTGTAAAATTAGGAAGAGTAAAGTTTCCACCAGCATCAGAACCATAGATAGTTCCAACTATCGCATAGAGAGCTGCATAGGTTGTCTGAGAAACTGCTGAACCATCACAGACTAACCAACCAGATGGAGGAGAAGCTATAGCACCACCCCACATAGCCAAAACACCAGATGGAGTATAAAATGCAGTAGCTGTAGTCCATGCCCCATCACCAGCTAGGACCGTAGCCGCTGTAGGAGTCCCACTGCCAAGATTAGCCACAGGGATTACTCCTGCACCAGAAGGGATACCCGCTAAAGTATTTAATGCCGCACCCAGGACTTTTCCTGCGGTAGAGATCGTTGCTAGTTTCGTATCCACAATTCCTGCCCCAGCCTTGATATTGGTATTATCCAAATTACCATTACATTCCGTAACTATGGGTGTAACCAAAGCATTAAGATTGGCCGAATTAACCGTCTGTGGGTCTGCCCCAAAAGTTGTTACTGAAATTGTACCCATGCTACATTCTCCCGCTGTAAGGGCGTGCGTGTACCGTATACTCATAGAATATCGGTGTCTCGCTTGCCGTTGAATTAAGTATCTGAAATCGTACTGAGTTTCCTCGACCTATAAACTTGGTTCTGAAGTTGCTGTGGAGTATCTCGTTTCCGCCAGTAGTTGCAGGAGTAGTGAATGGAGTCTGTAATGAACCAGCAAGCGTCATAGTCCCACACTGAGTAAATCCAGACCTATCCACATCAACCGATATCGCATAGACCGCATCAGAGCCTGTCTCTGCGACCATCTGTGCAGGGTCGAATATCTTGTCGATGAATGGATCACCAAAGTCATGTTGACGAGTGATGATTCGTTGATAGAAAGCTGTTCCGTTGTCAGTTACTCCATTAAGAACTTTATAGCAAAGAGAGTTGGCAAGTGATGCTCCACCTACTATCGTTTTAACATTATCACCGAATCCAAATGACGAGAAGCATGACATATTCCATTGGTCTACAGGAATAGTTGTCCATGCGGAGTTAGGGTCACCGTTACGCTTGGCGGCTACTGAGTCCCAAATAACGAAACGGTTGGGGACGGTAGAAGTGCCAACTGGAACACCAAGTATGTAGAGTCCATTCTCAAACCACCCACAAGAAGTCTCTATCGCATCTTGGTTGATATCATCAATAATGTCTTGGATTGGTTCTGAGATTAGACCAGACCTAATCTTGTCAAAGTTAGTACGGGAGAGAAGTCTGACTCCATCGTTACTAAGGAATATATGGTCATTACCAATATCTTGAACGGTGCGACCAGCGGGACATCCAACTGCGGTAGATAGTGGAGTGAGTTCCCAATCCGTTAGAGGAGTTGCACCTGCGATGTTCAAGACAAAGATTGAGTCATTCTTATAAACTATAAGTTCATCTTCTTTAAACATCTTAAGCCAAGTGACCTTCCCTCCGCCACCAGAGCGACACTTAAATACATTTGTATCTCTGACGAATGTTTGCGGTGCCAAAGTATCAGAGAACCAAACATAATCCCTCTCGGAGTCTGTAAGAGAACCTGATAGGAATAGTTTATTATTGGTTGCCCATTCTCCAAATGTAGTCTTGGGAGGGTCAGCATTGGTATCGCCCTCATCTGTAACTGTGAAAGAGGTGTCTATGGAGAACACATTGTCTGTGCCGTTAAGAATAAATAGTCTATCTAACGCTTGGACAAAGTTTGTAGTCAATCCAGTTGTCAGAGTCGTGAGTCCTGTGATATCTGCCCAATCAGAGAAGTCAGCAGCTAGTCTTTGAACCCTGGTATCAATAGTCCTGATCAGGGTATCAAGAGTTGATCCTGCGTTATAATGAGTTAGGCCAGTAATTGTGCTTGTGGTGGTGTATTGCCCTGCTGGAGGAGTAAAGTCTGCCGTCCATCGGGCGATGCCTTTGGAGATACGGATTTCGTCGAGGTATCCATAAAGATCGTCACCAGCACCACTACCCTGACCTCCAATCCCAAGCAAAGCATCTGAGTCAAAGATGGTGATGCTTGTTAAGTTTTGTGTCGCTCCAACTTGTGCGCCGTCCACAAAGAAATATAGATTTGCCCCATTTCTAACAACTGCTATATGATACCAAGTGTTAATTATTGGAGTCCATGTTACACTTTTACCGGTCTGAGCAGTTCCGTCAATAGAGTAAGTAAATACTAAACTTCCAGTATTTACCCAAGAAATTCTCCATCCTTTATGCGGAGCCGCCTCCCATTGCGAAACAAGAGTATGAGAGTTGTTTGTTGTAACATCTGTAAAGAAAACATTAAAATCCACAGTCCAATCTCCAGCTGCAAAATTCCAATCCTCATGGTCTGCTAAAGATAAATAATCTGTGGTTCCATTAAATAGAATAGATCCAGTTCCAAACACCTTCTCTGTTGTCGAGTAAACAGCGTTGACTGTCGTAACGGTCTTCGGAGTCGGCTCACTATCCACAATCGGAGTCGCATCCCCATGAAGCAAGAGTTTGGTGTAGGAGTCTATTCCAAATACTCCAGTACCTAACGCTGTTAATCCAGTTCTTTGTTCACAACGACCCTTACGACTAATAATACAGTTCTCTAGTAACTCTGCTTGTCCAGGTAGTAGATTGGACGGCACAGCCCCTGAGTTCTGCCCCCAGGAGAAGTCATTAACTCGTTCTTTGGCTCTATTATTCGTTAACTGTGGCATAGTTTATAAGTCATCATATGATAAGAACTGACGACCACCAGTGTTTCGTGAATCTGGATTATCCGGTGTCATCATCTTGATTAAGTTTCTAGGCTTCTGTGAAGACCATAGTTCTGCGACCAACTTCTCGAATCTTGCATCTTGTAACTGGAACTCAGTCGTCTGTCCATCTTCCATTAGTGCATCAGCGACAATTCCTTCAACTATCTCATTAGCACAAGGAATAATAGGAACATCTGTATCATTAACCAGCTTACGCCACTTCTTCTTATACCAAATCTGGTATGTAGCATTGGAGGCTGGCGTAGCACTTAATCTAACCCATCTGTACAGAGGGGAGCGTTCCTCTGGGGCTAATACCGCTAAGATATTTGTGAGGGTAGCGGTTTCTTTTATAGACACTACGCCAGCCAAATCGGATAGAGTGCCATTGTTTGTTCCTGCGGATATGGTTAGTTCACCACCAGAATCATATGTATTTGAAGAATCTGCTCCCGTTGCACCAGTCAGAATGATATCTTCTGCCACTTCTACTCCACTTACAGGGCCAACGATTCTTATAATCTTAGGAGTAATATCGGATGCTGAAGTTGAGACAACCTGAACCTTTGTTGCTTGAGTAAGTAGAAGTTTAACCGACTTCGAACCAATGTCTATATACTGATCGGGAACCCCCGTTTGCACATTACCAGCTACTTCAAGAACTGGAGCCACAAATCTAATATGGTCACGCAAATCCATAGCTGTAATTTCTTTACCATTAGTGGTGTCCCACATCTTTATAATAGACTCTACTTGTCTATCAAGTGCATAGTCTCTAGTGGAAGCTACAATTGATTGGTTGTATGATCTGACTATCTCATTCCAAGGAAAAGAACGGAGAATCCTATCATAACGATAGTTTGCCCATTCTTTAACCTTGGGCAATAGATCGTTTGCATTAGTCGTACTAGTTGATGTATTTTGAAGTAGGGCTTGCGCTCTTACCTGTATCCTCTTAAAAGTATCGTTATTCATATCACCTACTTTGTCTTATTATACATTTGACTAATCTGTTGTTGAGTTAAAACCTTATTAAATACGACTAATTGTGACAAACTTCCATCAAACCAAGTATCAGCATGATCACCACTTGCTCTATTTCCAATAGTAACAATATGTGTATTTGCAGTCCAAGCAGCTTCTGTAAAAGTACCATTAGCTACTCCATTCTTATAAAATGTTCCAGCTCCTCCAGATTGAGTCATTGAAAGATGTAACCATGTGGTCTCTGTAATATTGTTTGTGCTATCTTTTTTTAAACTACCGTCATACCATAGACTAAATGTATTATCAGTTCCATTAAAATAAATACTCCACCCAGTAATTATATTAAATTTTGATATAATATATCCTTTGGTTGACTCAGAGGCCTTAACCCAAAAACAAACAGTAAAAGAACTTGCCTCTGTGAAATCCAAATCATCTAAGTCTCCAAATTCAACCTTACTGCTTGTTCCATTAAAAATTAGTTCTTGTCCACCATGAATAAGTGCTCCTCTAGTAATATCTGATTCTACAGCGGCAACACTAGTTTTGCGATCTGAAGGACCAAACCCGTCATACCACAGAACTACATCTTTGGGTCCAGTGCCATTTGGAAGGAAATTCATCCACATAAAATATCCTTAGGAAGCTGTAGTATTAAGACCAGTCCAAGTCCATTTATAAGGTTTACCTGGATATTCAAATGTAAGAGTAAGATCGGTGTTGTTTCCATCAACATCAGCACATTGCATGGTCGTCACATTAATCGCTTCTACTGGTCCACCATCAATTTGGCAAAATAGTGTCATGGCATTTTTAGCCGCTGTTCCATTTGACAGTGTTGGAGTTTGAGTCATTCTTGGATCTGAAGCAATTGTCAGCTTAGAACCATCAGCTAATGAAATATTCGCCGCACCACCAGGTGACCAATAAGCGGTAGTACCCAAATCAACCATATTGAATAACATTGTCTCTGATGTCCCGGAAACCGTTGTTTTTAACCCATCAGAATAAGTCCAGGGGCTACTAGCTGTGTCTATTGCTACTGTTTGCAAAGTTCCCATTTTATCTCCTTAAAAGAATTTTTTTTGTGCAATTATGTGGACAGTATCTACGAACATAAATCTATGTTCATAGTTGTTTCTAGCCATAGAAACTTTAAATCCAATCTGCTCTAGGTACTCGACTAGCTTCTCTTTCCTCCACATAAGATTGTTGTGTTCTTTCTTCCAGTGGACGAATCCAGAAGGACTTCTAATTGATAAGAAATTCGTGTCTGGTGTCTCTATAAATATTATACCATCCTCAGCAAGCATATCTTTGATTCTAAGCAAAGTTTCCTTCGGCTTCTCAAGACACTCTAATATCATAGGCATCCATATAAGATTATACTTTGTTTCATATTTGTATGTTTCTATGTTCTCTACTATATCGGCCTTCTTGTTCTCTAGGTCTATAGACTTAAATACCCAACCACGATCTATGAATGGATTCTTCTGACAATCATTCATGTAGCCGACATGCAGAACCTTTCTCCCATACATCATCTCTTCAATGATTGGTAGGTATAGTTTTGCACAGTAGTTTAGACAATCAGTTACTTTTATATGAGAATCGTTGTTATTGTTGAAGTATTCCTGTCCGTACTTGTTCTCGGCCTTATCTTTCTGCCATATGGTTCCACAGTGGCATTGATGCCATAGAGACTCTAGTTTAGTCTTAGCATCCTTCATGTAGTGGGCGTAGGTAGAGAAGGAATCGCACACAGGACATCGAGTTAGGTTGATACAGACTTTGTTCTTAACTATCTCAGCTTCTATTTTTGGATTTAGCATATATTTGCTTTACCTTATCAAATACGAGTTGAGGGGGAATTCCATACTGGAGGCACCAAACTGCTCCAGTCTCATCACAAATTGGACACTGAAGCGGAGCATCGTATACCATCCTGAAGCAAGGGGCGCATGTAGCCAACTCAGGATCAGCTTGTAAGGAATAGTCATTAGAGAAATACTTAGTTATGTTCTCAATCGTGTTATGCCCGATCATACCGATCTTTGGAGTGTCATAGCACCCTGAGGCATGTAGAAGCCCTGTGTCTGGGCTGATTAGTAGGTCAGCAAATTTAGTCATAGCACAACTGACTCTCATGCTAGTCTTGTCTGCTAGGTTCGTAATATACTTCGGCTCTACAGGCTCAATCAGCTTACACTTCACATCCCCAACAGTAATAATGTGAACGTGTTCTTTCATCTCGTTAAGAATAGACCCACACAGCAACTCTGTCCAAGGCCATGCCTTATTATTTCCACTCCCTGCCATCCCAATCATAATGTTAAACTTGTCTGGTTTCATGTATGACTTGGCTTCTTTAAGTTCTTCCTCGGAAAAGAATAGTTCAGGACGCATGAGTTCGGGTAGTTGGCTCTCCTCTTTAATCATGCTCATATCTAGGAATGGAAACTTGGTGAAGGTGTGTTCATAGAAGTTAATGTTGCACATCTCAAAGCGTTCTTGCTTGGAGTACATGTAACGAGGAGAACGAGGGTGCAGGGATAGGTCTACCTCGATAGATTCGGAGAGGTTAACTACCTCGTCTATAGTATAGTCTTTCTTTAATTTCTCCAGGTACTGTCCGATATTATCTACTTCAATCTCATCTGTTTTTTTAACAAACGTCTTAGTGATATGTGGATTTAGACGAAGTATCTGTTCCCCACGCTCAGTAGTTGAATAATAAATTTCCCAACCATCTTGCTTTAGCTTCCGAATAACTGGTGTAGTGATGACCACATCGCCAAAAGCAGCGGGCCTGAATATTAATACCTTCTTCATTTCTTCTCTTTCTTATACACAGTAAAGGTTAAGTCTCCGTAGGTATTATCCTCAACACTTATCGGTAATACCGCCATCAACTCTTTGTATTTAAGCCCCGTAATCTTCTCAAGGAGAATCTTCTGGTCTCCGTGGATGTTACACAGAGGGGATTCTTTGGTAGTAACCTCGTGATGGTGAAATACTAGTGAATCTCCACACACCACTACTCTCCACCCATCCATTTTGCACCGAACACACAGATCATTATCACTACAGTGGTTAATCATACGGCGATCAAGGATGCCGACATATCTAAGCATCTCGACTCGAAGTAATGCCGAGCAAATAGGAACCCAGTTGCAATCTAAGATAGATTCTGTAGGCTTATCTACCGTGCATATCTGCCAACCCATGATAAGGTCCATTCCGTAGAGTTCGTAATTATACTCTCCTGGTCGATCATACTTACGAACGGATGACGCTATCCCTATTGTCTTATCCTCTTCCATGATGTCATATAGAACCTTGATGAATTTCTCTGTTGGTTCGGTGTCGTTGTTAAGGGTATGTACATACTTGTACTTATCCCCACACCATAAGATTCCTTGGTTCGTAGCATTTGTGTATCCAGAATTCTTCTCAAGGCGAAGGACTTTAACTCGCTCATCGACATAAGGAACTAACGACCCATCATCAACTACTAGGATATCTACAGGCATACCAGCGTTCTTAAGAGTTAGTTCAACACACTTCTTGGTGTACTCTTCTTTCCCAAACATCGGGATTATCACACAGACGTTTGACATTTATATAACTCCTCGAACCAACCAGTTCGTATGTGGGGTTGTGAGAATAATTGCTTCCAGTGTTCTCTGACAGGGTAATCTTTCTTAAGCCATACTAAGTTGTCAAATGGGACTGTACCTCTGTACCAACATGAAAAGTAAAAGTGTTCTGCATTCTTATCCGCATACTCAAAGTATTCCCTAACATGTTCCACCTTCATTTCGTGAAGGCAGTTGATGGCGAGGAATAGGTCGCACTTACCATCCAACTGATCTGGGGTCTTAAACTCAAAGTTGTTATTAGGAAGAACGTCATTAAGATAACGCTTTGCAAGTCCAATGGAAGGCTCAACATCATACATGGAGTATTTAATGTGAGGGTGTAATTTCATAATGACATAGGCTGTTCTCCCATATCCACCACCAACCTCTACAATCCTCTTAATCTTACTAAAGTCTATATGCTGAGAAAGTAACCAGTATTCCCTTACGGAACAAGCTAGATCGAGAGTAATAACACGCCCGTCACAGATAACATGGTAAGGATTACCAACCATAGGTTCGCTGATACTTTCCAAGAGTTCTTTGGGTATGTACTCATACAGACTCTCCCAAACAGTTTTTATGTCGAACTGTTGCTTGTCCATGTTTCCATTATAATCGTCATTATAGAGTATGGCTGAGGTGGCCTTAAAGTTTTCATAACCGCTAGTCCATAGGCGTTGATACATTTCGTAGTTAATATTCTCCCAATACTGAGAGGGCTTATATGTCATTTCTTAAACAACAGGTGCATATCCCGAAGCCTCCGAATATCGTAGTTACGTTTCTTAAATATAGTCTTGAATCCCACAAATTCCATCTCCTCACAAAAACTATCCATGTCCCACATTATGTAGTGTTGTCTAAGAACAAAGTTTCCCCAAGATGTATAGTTACTCCAATCAATTTGGAATGGGTCGGGCATGGAGATGAATATTACTCCACCAACATTAAGCATGTCGTAGCATTTCTTTATAGCTTCTAATGGGTAGTGGATATGCTCAAAGAAGTGGTTGGCGCATATAATGTCAAACTTATCCAATACGCTTATCTTATCGAAGTCCCCCACAATCTGCTTATGCCCAAAGTTCTCATGCTTCAAGATATCCCAACCAGTAGTATCGAATCCGTCCTCTTGAGCGAAGTTGAGTAGGTAGTTTGTAACACTTCCCAGGTCTAACAGCTTCTTCCCACCATTAGACTCTTCAACTACAGTCTTTTTATATGCTTGATACAACTCCCTCATCTGCTTTTCATGTTCTCCACGATAGTGGTTATCGGTGTATTCAGGAACAAAGTAGGAGTCCTGATCTATATTCGACCAGTCGGTAAAGAAGATGTTGCGGCAGTTGCAGAAGGAATATCCTCTATCAGGAGATACCTGTTGTTTATCTGAAACAAACACCATCCCATTAACGATGACCTTCTGTTCCTGTCCGCACAAAGGACATTTCTGTATGCACCAACTCTCATACTTATTAAACTGTCGATTTACGCTCATAAGCCTCTTCTACCTTTGCCATGATTTCATCTTCGTTGAAGAATACACAATGGGGAAGTCTGTCCTTAGTTGGGCAACCAAAGTACATCTGGGGAGATTTGTGGCATGGGGAACAATATGCTGGAGACTTTACCCAGTAGGCGTTCTTAGCATACTTGATGTGGTTATCCCAAGAGGCTGCTGTGAGTAATTGGAGTGTTGGCGTGTCCCACATGTGAGAGACACAGACTAGACCAGTCTCAGGACTTATCACAAAGTCGAAGTATTTAGCCTGAAGTGCTACCGTCCTAAAGTTCCACTTGTTAGACTTATCTATGATTCGAGGATGCGGTGTGACCTCTGGTAGAAACTCATCACCACCAGTTAGTACGATAAGACATTTTGGATACTTTTCAAGTATCTTCTTACAAATAGAATCGGCCTGTTGAAATCGCTTGTGTAGTGATGAACCAGATAGACATACCAGTATCACCCAATCCGCATCATACTCCTTGCGCTTCTTCTCAATCCATTCCTTTGCCATGACATGATATTGCTCATCATAGTACATAGTTCCCCTTGTCCCATAGTAGGATTCTGGAAGATTACACGCCTCAGTCATTACGTCATAGTAGTTCATCTTTCCGAAGCGTTCACGCCTGTACGCATCATTCCTAAAATATCTATGGTCATTTTCAAGAGTGCAGTATTTAAGTTCGATTGTGTGGATAAGGTTAAACACTAGATCGTAGGTATCCTCTTGATACTGCCAGCGACTTACGAGTTCATGGGATGGTAGGTAAGTAGTGTCTATAACTCGTAGGTTATCTATGTATGGGTTGTTGAGAAGAATGTCTTTTCCTCGGATACTTGTGTCAAAGTCGAGTTGGTCTACTTTATAGTATTCCTTGATGAGTTTTGGAAGATGGCTGCAATGCACGATATCGCCATAAGCAGCAAGTCTGCTAATCAGACATGTCTTCATACAATCACCATATCAGGAATAGGGATGATGTACTGACAGCTGAGGAAACTTGTTTTGGAACACATTTCCGCAGCAAAATTCCATGCTAGTAATAGAATATAATCTGGCTTCTCTTTCTCGAACTCTGCGAATCCCACAATGGGGATGTTACTCCCTGGAGTCCACTTTCCAATCTTATCTGGTGTCTCATCAACGATGGAGTGAATATGATTATCATTAATACCAAAGTAATTAAGCAAACTAATTCCCTTGGCTGATGCTCCGAATCCCATGATCTTCTTGCCATCTTGTCTTATCCTAATAATAGTATTTAAGAGTGTTTCTTTTAACATACAAACTCTCTTATTTAGCATATTGTATGTTAACTCATCATAACATCCAGCAATAACTTCTTTGCTTATAATCTCACCAACTGTATGATCTATTCTTCGTTGATCCTTACAAGCGTAGATTCTCAGTGACCCACCATGAATTGGAATTTGCTCTGCGTGGAATATTGTTAAATCGTTGAATCCAAATATCTTGATGAGTGGTTTGAGTAGGAAGTACGATAGATGCTCATGGTAGATAGTATCTATCTGGGTGTTGTTTAGTAGTTCCATCATGTGGGGGAACTCTGCAACGAACACCCCATCTTCTCTAAGTAGGTAGCTCACTCCTCTCAAGAAATCATCCAATCCATCCACATGTGCTAGGACATTTTGGGCTGTTATGATTCTTGCCCCCATGCCCCATGTGTCCCGTAACAACTTGGCATTAGAGAACGAGAAAAACTTGTTGATAGCACCAATCTCCAAATCATCATATGATTCAGTAAGATTCTCAGCGGGTTCTATACCAACAAGATTCTTAAAACCAGCCCATTTAAATTGTTTTAACAAACACCCGTCATTAGAGGCAATATCAACAATCAAATCATTCTGGTCAATATTAAAATCGTAACTAACTCTCTCAACTAAATTGCAACAGTGTTCTCGGAAGGTTTTGGATACTGAGGAGTGATAAACGTAATCTTTGAATAGAATCGCTGGATCAACCACTACACTTAGCTGTGATAGAAAACAGTCCTTACACAACAACATCTCAATGGGGTATCTCTCTACAGTATCTTCTGTAGACTTTAACAATGAATTACACGGTGGGACTTCCCCAAGACTTAAATACTTAATCAGGTTTGTAGACTCACAACATCTACAATTTGTTACAGGTTTGAATCGCTCCATTCGCTCCCTCGTTAGTTATGAGGGGTGAAGATTTCTCTCCACCCCCCATAGTTATTTCTTAATTATCCGAGTTATTGAAAATCTCGTAATATTCAACCGAGACTTTGCAAGTCTGATTCGGATCTGCCGTAGCTGTACCCGATTGGAGAGTAAGTCTATCCCCAACGGCACATTCTAAGCTTGCTACAGTCGTAGTTAACGTAGCATTAGCCACCGCACCCGCAGTAGCGTTCGTAGCAAAAGTAAGAGTACCAAGTGCTGTGGTATTCTTACAAACTGCCCACGCTGACGTTGAACCACTTCCTGCCGCTGACGCTACACCGCTAATCCCAACAACTCTGATCGGTGTAGTAATCACAATGGCTTCCAGAACAGCCGCTGAACGAGTTCCGCAGGTAAACTGCCCGAACTCTAACTGCTTGTGCGACCCATAAGAAGGGTCGGAATAACTTCTGCCGCCTTTAGACATAAGTATCGTCTCCTTCTTAAGCTGACTTAACCATTATAATGCGGGTCTGCCCATCGGCTGTCCCATTTTTAACGCCATACATACTCCAAGTCTGTTGGAACCCAAGGAGTCCGTACCAAGCCACACCCTGATCTCGTCCGTAATCCTTCGGAATATCAATACGGATTTCTTCGGGAATAGCAACGCCTTCTCGAACCGCATCATCACCGAAGAAGACCGCCTGACCAAACACCGAACCAGAACCATCGGCATTAGAAAGGTAGTTCGTTTCCTCAACGAATCGGCAGCCATAATACGAACCGACTTCCCCACGATACAAGGGAGCCATTGTCGTATTCTGAGCTTTCGCTTCAAAGAAGTCGTACAATCCACGAATAGCATTCGTAGATGCGATACAAACATACGATTCACCATCGTACTTGGGGATAAGAAGCGTCTTCATGCGATCAACAATATCACGCACGTTCTTATCCGACATGTTAGCCGTACTAGTAGCCAACGCCGTACCAGACGAACCGAATGTCGTAGTCGCTGTGTTCGTAATCGTAGCGATGTAGTCATTGGTAACGAACTGATAAGCCGCTGCGCTATCAAGCACAACTTGCATGTCGTTGCGAAGAACAGTCTTCACGATATCAGGAACTTGAACATCGGAAAGTGTCTGCACCTTAAAAGTATAAGGGATGGAATTTCCGAATTCCTGAATCTGTAAACTGCCTTGCACAATCGTAAAGTTCCTCTTAGGAATGGTATCCGTTTCAGATAACGTCCCACCCGCAGTGCTAATGTTGCTGATCTTATTGAACAGCACCTTATCACCACGGTTCTTTCCAGCCGCAGGTTCAACTGTCACAAACTGACGAAACTTCTGTTGCGTCTGTGCCAGATAACGAATCTGCTTGGAAAGGACGTTATTTGAGAGATAGCCACCAAGGGAACTCGTTGCCCATAGTTGCTGACTCATTCAAATCTCCTATTGTCTGACGGGAACCCTAG